AAGAAACAAAACTAGAAAAGGCGGCATCGGCCTTGGCGGTGGCGGTGGCCGACGGCCATGACCTTTGAGGACGCACTACCAGTACTGAACGTAATCGTTCTAGTGGCGGGTGCTGTCTGGTCGGTGGCAAAGATTACGGCTGCAGTGACTACACTGACAGCCTCCGTCAATCGACTTGAGCAATCAGTCGACAAGATGGAGCGAAGACTATGCGACCACGAGACACGCTTGTCGCACTTGGAAGCCTCGCGCTCCTAAGTTGTGCAAGTAGACTCACAAGCGTAGGGAAGGACCCCCTTCCCCCGGGGTGGGTACCGCCATTGGAGGGTGCTCAGGACCCGACACTAAGCCCCCTGACTTGGGTGGGGGGCATATCAGTACTGGGCGGAATCATTCTCATGACTGTGACCCGCTTCCTGGGATTACCCTTACGCGGCGCGATCCCGCTCCTTGCGGGGATCGGCCTCGTAGTGGGGACTTGGGCATTACAGAAGTATGCCGACATCGCTATACTCCCGATTGCCATCACCAGCGGGGTGGTGGGGTCACTGGCTGTGATAGCCAGCGCAAGAAAACTGTTCAAGGAAAACCAATGGACGCTATTCAAAACACATTCAACTCCTTCTTCGCAGACACCGGAGCGTGGTTCTTCTTCTACGTCCTCGGTGGATTGACAGGGCCCATCGTTGCAGGTTGGGTGACCGCAGCAGTAAGCAAACTCAAGAAGTAACCACCGCACGAGGAGGCGGAAATGCCAGCAGAAACAGATACGATACCCCTTCCAAAAGGGTGGGGCGAGGATGCTCGTCGCTACCTAGAAAGCAAAGGGCTAGTTCCTATCGTACCGACCATTCGGAGCAGCGACTTCGAGTCGGTGTGTAGTTGCCCTTTCAAGTACTACCTAACCCGACGCCTAGGTCTCAAGGATGCGCTTCGCTACAGCGAGGCTATGTCCACGGGGTCGTGGTTCCACAAGCGGTTCGAATACTTTGAACTGCCCCCCGAACAGGCTGAGTTGATGATGGATCAAACCTTGGAGAAGCGATGTGACGAACTGCGTCAGATCTGCAAGGCCAAAGGTATCCCCCCGGATCCAACCTTCAACATTCTCGAGCGTGAGGAACGAGACCGACAGATGGCTTGGGCGTGGTTCAAAGCGCTTAGGCACGTCAACATTCCTCACCTCGACTGTTCGGTGGTGGACTACCTCAACCGTCCGTACTGGAAGATCCTTGGTCACGAGATCAAGGGTGTGTACAAAGAGGACGGACTGCAGTTGGTAGCCCAGTACGACATGCTCCTGTACCACAAAGAGCAGAACGCAGTGTGGATAGTGGACCTCAAGACGGTGGGTGGAGACGCAACAGAGCGTCTCCAGGTCTGCCCTATTGAGTTCCAAACCCAGCACTACTGCCATGTCACACGGTCACTAATGGAGAACGAAGTATTGCAACCTGCACTTGGCGTACCTTCGGACGCCAAGTTCGGTGGCTTTATCCACATTGCGATTAGACGACCCACAATCAAGTTTGGTTTGGCAGACAGAGACTTCATCGACGAAGAGCACACGCTCAAGTCTGGACCTCGTAAGGGACAGATCGAGATCCGACGTAAGTACAGTGGTGAACCTAGGTTCAGTAACTACGTCGACCGATGCAAACGTTGGTACCTCGGTGAAGGAGAGTTCGTCAACAACGAAGAGTCACGGATCGAGAACCCGGTGGTAAATATTTCCACGACATATGCCGACGGGTTGCTTGACGAAGAACGCTTCGAACTGTATCGTGTTCGTCTCGACCTACTCAAGAAGTACGCGACGATCAATCCTCTACCGAAAAACTTTCCCATGTCCTCAGCCAGCCTGCGGTCATGGGGGCAGATAAACAACTATCTGCCTTTCTATCTCACCCACCCAAGAGAATGGCCAGACATCATCCAACAGAACAGAATGGTGTGCGACTGGCGAGACAAGGATATGGATGAATCTTACAGCGGCATTACTCAATAGGGATAAGAAGCGTTACCCCGACCCCTGGAAGAACCCTATCGCTGAGACCTTCGTCCTCTGGTGGGAAGAATCAGATCACAAACTTCGTTATTACAAAACCCAAAAAAGAGACATCGACATGAACGATACATCACAACCAAGTCTAGGGAGAAATCCCTACGCAGCGTTCGAGGCGCAGATCCTCGAGAAAGTCATTGGGCCCATTCTCCACAAGATCATTACGGAGAAGAACCCATCTACCAAACAAGAGATCGTCTCTGAGTTGGCAAGCGAGTACGGTGCAAACAACATCACCAATGCTCGGCTGACTCAGTGGATGGACCAACTCGGCTACAAGATCGAAAAGCGAACACTCTTCATCCGCCCCGGATCCCCAGCCGACGAACAAGTTCCTCCTTCGGACGATCACCTTGGTCTCCCCAACACGATTCGTGAGATCCTGCAATGACAGTACAGAAACTCAACACCGGTACTACGGTCGACGAAAGGTTCAGCCGACTCGGCGTACCCAAGTCGTCCACCAAAGCAGGCGCAAGATCTGTGTTCGGCATGATTAGTGGTTCGCCATCCTGTGGCAAAACCAACTTCTTCATGACTTGCCCAGATGCGTACATCATCAACGTCGACCAAGCATCCATGCCGTCATCCAACGTGGACGACATCAAGTGTGGTGTGTGGCCAGGTGTCAACGACGCCGGCCAAACGGTCGACACAGATGGCTCACCCTTCGTAATGAAGTGGGAGAAGATTCAAGAGAAGGTCGACATCCTCAAGGAGTTGGCCGACAAGAATCAACCGCGACCACAGATGGTGGTGTTTGATACCCTCGCAGGTCTCCTGTCTCTTGGTCAGGAGTACCTGACTCGTAAGATGGGTAAGACGGACTTCAAACAACTAGACGGTCGACGTGCATACGACGACCTCTATGCGTTGATCCTGAATGCTTGCGGGGAGTTGCGGCGGTGTGGATATGGCGTGTGGCTTTGTTGCCACATCGTCAACAAAACCATTCAGGTGGGCGAGGAGCGTTTCGAAGAACGACCCAAACTCACGATCACCGGTGGCTTCTGGCAGAGATTGTTCTGGCAGTTGGAGATCTCCATGGTGATGCAGGCTGAATGGGACATGATCTCCAAAGAAGTTGAACAAGACACAGGACGTAAGGGCCCAGATGGTAAACCCATCGTCCGTAAACGGATTGTCAACGAGAAGGCTCGCAAGCACACACTCACGGTCAACCGTGAAGAGTTTGCGGGTATCACCAAGGGGAAGGTTGAGTTCCCCGATATTGTCGTACCCAAGGTAGGCTCTTGGGATGCGTTTGAAGAAGCCTACAACAACGCTTGAAAAAAGAGAAAACTATGTCTATCTCAAATGAAACCAAATCAATGTTTGCAAACATGCAATCCGCCTTCTCCGACGCCACCGCAGAGTCCGGTGGTGCAGCCCCGTGGCCACCACAAGGTGAGCACGAGGCCTACATCATCGCCGTCCACACGGACGTCGGTACCTTCCGTCAGACCGATGGGCAAGAGTTCCCATCTGCAACCATCCAGTTCGAGTACGAGTTGGTGGCTGACCCTGACCGTGCCACCCCACTCCAATGGAAGGGTGCCATGTTCAACCTCCCATCTGACGCCAGCCAGATCACCCTCGACGGCAGCCGTAAGCGTGCCGAGATCGAGATGAACCGGCTCAAGGGGCACCTCAAGACCCTTCTGGGACGTGAGCCCAACAACCTGATCGTTGACCTTGAAGAGGTCAGCGGAATGATTGGTGGCGAATCAGCACTTGTTGCCAAAGTCTTTTGCCAGTATCGTGAGTCCAATGGACGCACCTACCGCACCGACTTTATCCGTGACTTGCTGTCTGGTCGCGCCTAAACAGACACTCCCCCACTGCAGCCTTGTCCTCTCCTGCCCGGAGAGGCGAGGCCTTTGCTCCTCATAAGGCTCCGCACAGTGCGGAAGGAGCGACATTTCACCTCCTTGTGAAACGGTAGAAGGGAAACCACCATCCCTTCTGCCATTAGCCCTCGGGCGACAATACGGGTAGCCGAGAAAGCCTATCATGAACTCTCGGCTAGACTAGGTTTCTCGTGGTAGGGGTGGAGCGTCCCTTACCCGTCGGAGTGTTTCCGACAAACTTACCGGAGGCTTGACGGCCTCCGGTTTTTATTCGATACTATTCGTACCACCGCACGGGTGGGTGTGCTTCGGCCTTCCCGGTTGGAGCCACCCTTGGAAGTCAAGACTCAGGCCGTAATCGCATATGCCAGGGACGGGAAAGACTTCGACAAGTCATCAGCCAGAGAACTCAGGTTCTCGCTGCGCGAATCCCCATTCGCTGCACCGGATGATCTCCGAGTGCGAGCCACACAACAGTGGGGGAGAACAACACACAACGGAGTTGCAGGACTGTTCATCCAAGAAGAACCTTGGTTCCTGTTTCAATGGACGAGAGACGGGAAGGAGTGGTCAACCACCGACCACGCAAACACCCTAGAGCGCACAGAGCCGGGGGTGTGGAACCTGTACCAGATGCCGCAGACACCAGCGTTGAGAGAAACCTGGAGCAGCAAACTAGACAAGGTGAACTTCAAACTACGGATAAGCAAGTCAGCCATGAAGGACGCAATATCCATGATCGGTGACGACTTCGCAAGGCTGCTACTGCCAAAGCGCAGGCCGGCAGCCGTGCGTGTCGTTGACGAGAACTGGACACAGTTATGGGTCAGGCTTGTCGACTAGATCAATGCCTAACTCGCGCTCCAAGAAGGGAGTGATCTTCTCCACGATATCGTCACGAAGAATCTGACCAACGCGAGAGCGACTGACACCAAGAACTGCAGCGATATCTATGTACGACCAGCCCTCAGAGATCTTCTCGACGATGATCTTCTCTCTACCCTTGAGCGGCATCTCATCCACGGACAGTTCAACCTCGTTCAAGGAATCACTGAACCCCTCAGGAGCAGCGATCTGGCGTGTAGGAATTTTCGGAACCCACTTGATACGACGACCCTTACCGGAAGGCTTAGGCTCCCAGCGTATGTAGTTTCCTAGTTGTCGTTGGTATACGTGCGTAAGGTCGGTACGCAAGCAGACCCCTAAGAACGTAGTAGGACGACCCTTCTCAGGATCAAACTTGTTACGAAGCAAGAAGTCCGCACGGATGTAGGCCTCACTCAAGATCTCTCCGTACTCCCACTTGGGGTAGTACTTGTTGAGATGTGCTTTCTGGGCCCACTTCATCAGGAAGCCAATATGGTTTTCGGCGGCTTCCACTACATATCCTCATCCTCCTCGTCCTCGTCCACCTCCACCGGATCCCCATTCCAAACGATGTCTTGAAGAAGTTCCGTGACTACACCTACAACTGTGAACTTGTCCATGTCCCACTCGACCATGAAGTAAGAGCACTTCTTCTTGAGATCCTGCAAGAGTTTCTCAGCAGGGGTCATGGCATGTACTCCAACCGTGCTGACCAGTTACGCGTACGCATACGGTCGGGTCGATCAGTGAGACACTCGATGATTCCGACAGCACTACCCCACTGAGAGGTGTCCTTGCGCTGCATGTAATTTGGCTTCATAGGTCCGCAGGTACCGACGTTCATGTACCACCAGGGAAGAGGCACCCTGCGGGTACGCATGCACTGGGTCGGGGGTACAGGGCGGTGGGTGTGACCCCGGACAAACAAGCGCCACGGATCACAGCCGGTCAGGTTGTTGAACTGGAGGGCTTCTGTCTCGTCGCTGGTAGCACCCGCGTCAAAGCCGTGGTACATTACGACCTGCCCCACCTTGAAGCACCCACGTTCGGACTTCTCGTAGGGGATCCATTGCCAGTTGGAGAATTCACTATGGTGCAAGTGCGGATTGATAAGGTCACGGAGAGCCCGTGGGATACGACGGGGATCGGCAACACGGAGGTTGTCGTCATGGTTTCCCATGAGGACGACACGACGGCACTCTTTCGGCAGGACTTCTCTGATCTTCTGGAGAAGCAGGCCCGCTTGGTCATACTCCTCCCTGAGGGTATGAGTGTACTCGCTGGGGTGCACGGAAGCAGCGGTGGCGTCAAAGAGATCACCCAAGTGACAGAAGTGGGTGACATCCTTCGCTTCACGGTCGAGGACTCCGAGAAGCCAGTCGATAGTTGACTCCGGTGTGAACGGGGCGTGGGTGCAACTTATGGCTAGGATCTTGGCCTTGCTCACAATAGGGATCCTAACGCTTTCTGCGGGGTTTGAGGGCTAAAAGGGCTAGGAATAAGCCGGGACTCTCGGGGACCACAGAGGCCGTCTGAGAGCCCGCAAACAGATACAGTGGAGTAGGCTTGTAAAAACCGGGCAAGTATGACCCCGGCAAGGGGGGGACTGCCCATGGGGACAGGATGTCCGGGTCTGTACCTCTACCTCCAGCAACGTCAGCAACGTCAGCAACGTCAGGTTGACGGGTCACAGAGGCGAATGAGGTTGAGTAGTCTTCTCCACCAAAGGAGGAGTCAGTAAGGCTGGACACCTCCCCCACTACATCGAAGATCCCGGCGGCCTTGTCCAGAATCTCCTTACCCACCAAGGTGCTGAGGACTGTCAGCATGATGGTCAAGCGTTTGGATTGGGTGTCTAGGCGCTCTCGCTCCTGATTGCAGGACTCCCGCTCCCTAGCCTCCGCTTTCTCCCGGGCTGCACATTTATCACAAGTCACAATCGCCCCACTCAGACAGCACCTTGATGATGGCGTTGAAGCCATTGTTTGTCTGGGGGTGATACTTGTATGAAGACACGTCCCCCAGGACTTGCAGTAGATCTTGGAATCCCACCATGCCGTCCTCGTTCAGGTCGGACGGACAGGAGTTATCCGGGTAGTAGTTCACCGAATACGGTGACGGCTCGCAGGGGTGATCGTTG